GAGGCGGTCGTCGATCCCGAGATGACGTTCCGCGGCGCCCTCGAGAAGGTCCGCGAGATCATCGGTGACGGCAATGAAATCGCCTTCGCCCATGAGGTCACCTACATCGGTGGCAGCCACCACGTCTCCGACGTGCGCGATGAGCTGATCAACCGCGCGAATGACCTCCGGCTGGAGGCGGCTGAGTGATGAGCCCGCTCATGATCAAGATGCTGCTGCACTACTACGCTTGCGCTCGCGATTATCGCGATGAAGTGCCCGGCAAGCACGCGGCTTCGGAAGCCGTAAAGGAAGCCATTCAGCAATTTCTAGACTGGGATCTGATTATCCCAGTGTTGAGTGACGCGCAGTGGCGCACGCAGGACGCGATGGAGCGATTGTCTCAATTCACGGTCTCAGATCGCGGCCACGCGATGGTTGAGGCTTACAAGGCAGTCCGTCTCCCTGTCATTCAGTGGGTGCAGCCATGATCCCCGAGAACCGGATCGATCTCTTCTGTGCCTGCCTCATCGCCTTCATGGGCACGTTCGCAATCGCAAAGTGGGTGCTGTGATGACCAATCAGCAGCTAGCCGACGAGCTCCTAATGCACTGGCGCCTCTTGTGGCCGCTTGGCCCCAAGGAACGCATGGAGCGCATCAATCAGATCGCCGACGACCTTTTGTTCGAAGAGCAGATGAAGCTCGTCTCTATCGAGATGGCTAACCCGGAGTTCGTTTAATGTCCGCCCTCCCCGCTGAGAACGTCCGCCAGATCGAGCCGCAGGCTCTCGTCACCATGACGCCCATGGACATGCTCGCCCGAGCCGTCCAGTCCGGCGCCGATCTCGACATGATCGAGAAGCTGATGAACCTCCAGGAGCGCTGGGAAGCCGGCAACGCTCGCAAGGCTTTCGAGGAATCGCTTGCGAAGGCCAAGGGCGAAATCCCGGTCATCACCCGCAATGCCAGCGGCCACAACAGCAAGAAGTATGCTGACTTTGCCGCAATCGCCAAGGTGATCGATCCCATCCTCGCGCGGCATGGCCTTTCCTACCGCTTCCGCACCACGCAGACGGACAAAATCTCCGTGACGTGCGTGCTGTTCGGCCACGGCCACAGCGAGGAAACTACCCTCTCCGGCCCGGCTGACGCTTCCGGCAGCAAGAATGCCATCCAGGCTATCGGCTCCACGCTGACTTACCTCCAGCGCTATTCGCTGGTGCAGGCGCTGGGCCTTGCTGCGGCCGAGGACGACGACGGGAAGGCCGGTGCCGGCCAGCCGACCATCACGCAGGAGCAGGCCGACAACCTGCGCGACCTGATCGAGGCGAACGGCAAGAATACGGCCAAATTCCTGAAGTGGGCTAAGGCCGAGCGGATCGAGGACATCCGCGCTGATTACTACGAGTCCTGCGTCGAGACCATCAAGGCTCCGGTGCGCAAATGATCCAGATCATCGATTGCGATCAAGGCACCCCTGAGTGGTACGCCGCGCGGCTTGGCATCCCTACCGCTTCCGAGTTCTCGACTGTCATGGCTAAGGGCAAGGATGGCGGGAAGAGCGTCACCCGCAAGACCTACATGCTGAAGCTGGCCGGGGAAATCCTGACCGGCGAGCCGATGGAGAGCTATTCCAACCAGCACATGGAGCGCGGCAAGGAGCAGGAAGCCGAGGCGCGCGATATGTACGCCTTCATGAGCGACGCTGATCCGACCCAGGTCGGCTTCGTCAGGAATGGCGACAAGGGATGCTCTCCGGATTCCTTAATCGGCGCCGATGGCGGGCTCGAGATCAAGACGGCTCTGCCTCACATCCAGGTCGAGCGCCTGCTTAAGGGCGATCTGCCGAGCGAGCACCGCCATCAGGTCCAGGGCAGCATGTGGGTGACGGACCGCCAATGGTGGGACTTCGTCTCCTACTGCCCCCGCCTCCCGCTCCTCATCGTTCGCGTGCCTCGCGACGACGGTTTCATTGCGACGCTTGCCGGCGCAGTGAAGGAGTTCAATTCCGAGCTCGCAAGCGTCGTGGATGCCATCCGCAGCCGCAACGCTGGCGAGCAGCTCAAGAAAGCAGCGGAGGCGGCATGAACGACGCAGCCCCTCCAGAGCCGTTTGAATGGGATGGCGAAGTTATGCGCCCCCTCCGGCCGAAGCGCGCCGATGCGTTCTACACGGTCGGCCAGCGCTATATCCTAGAGCCGGTCTCGCAGCGCTCGGACTCCACCCACAAGCATGAATTCGCTTGGCTGCGCGAAGCGTGGATGTCCCTGCCTGACCACCTGGCCGAGAAGTTTCCCACTGCGGAACATCTTCGCAAGTGGGCGCTGATCCGCGCCGGCTACAGCGACAGCCACACGATTGTGTGTGCGTCCAAGGCCGAGGCAATCCGCGTTGCCGCCTTCATCCGACCGATCGATGAGTTTGCCGTCGTCATTACCCAAGAGGCGACTGTCACACGCTACACGGCCAAGAGCCAGAGCCGCCGCGCCATGGGCGCCAAGGATTTCCAGGACAGCAAGACCAAGATCATGGAAGTGATCGCGCGCATGCTCGGCGTCGAGCCAGGCGCGCTCCCGCAGCGGGAGGCCGCATGACACGGGCTCGTCACGGAGGTACCGAAAGGCTGTTGCGAGCGACAGTGGGCCACGTCGGAAACGACTGCCTGATTTGGCCCTACTGCATCGATCCAACGGGCTATGGAAAGGCTACGGTTTCTGGCCAACCCGGCCGCGCTTCAAGGTTCATGTGCATTTTGGCTCACGGAGAGCCGCCGAGCAAGGCTCACGAACATGCACACTCCTGCGGGAATCGTGCCTGCTTTAACCCGAACCATCTTAGGTGGGACACGAAGTCGGGCAATGCCGCTGACCGCGCAATCCATGGCACCGAAAATCGTGGAGAAAGACACGGTAAAGCGCGCCTGACGGAGTGCGATGTTCGCGCCATCCGCGCAGACATTCGCCTTCAGAAGATCATTGCCTCAGAGTACGGCGTAGCGCCGCATCACGTCTCCCAGATCAAAAGCCGCAAGGTCTGGAGGCATATATGAGCCGCGAAGTCCCTGAATGGCGAGGTAAGACGCCGGATACGCCAGCCCCTCCGCGCGTCCGTCTGCGGGTGTTCGAACGCTACAAAGGCATCTGCTACCTGTCCGGCCGCAAGATCCAGGCCGGCGACAAGTGGCAGCTCGAGCACCCGCAGGCCATCATTAACGGCGGCGAAAACCGGGAGAGCAACATGGCTCCCGCGCTCGTCGAGCCGCACAAGGTCAAGACGGCAGCGGACATGAAGCAGAAGTCGAAGGACTACCGCGTCCGCGCCAAACACAACGGCATCAAGAAGCCGAGCCGCTTTCCAGGTTCGCGAGACAGCAAGTTCAAGAAGAAGATTAGCGGCGAAGTGGTGCTGCGTTAGCACCCTCGCTCCTTTCCAAGGATTCTTAGTATGACGATTTTGGGATGTAGCTCAGCGGTAGAGCGCTTCGCTGTTAACGAAGATGTCGCAGGTTCGATCCCTGCCGTCCCAGCCACACTTTCCATCACTCTCCACAACTGCCGCTGAGGCCGAAATGTCACAACGCGATTCCGGATACGAGCGCAAAGAGCGCGACCTGTATGAGACGCCGGAGTGGGTGACGGCGGCGCTTCTGGCTGAGGGATTCCGCAAGCCGGAATGCGTCTGGGAGCCGGCCTGCGGCAGCGGGAAGATGCTCCGCATGCTCGAAATGCTCGACGCTGAAGTCGTCGGCACCGATATTCATGAGACCGGCGAGGACTTCCTTTCGTTCGTCATGACCGCTGCCGACGCCATCATCACGAACCCGCCGTATGAACTCGCCACTGATTTCATCGATCACGCGCTCATGCTTACCGAACCCTGTAAGGGGCAGGTGATGATGCTCCTTCGCACCGACTTTGATCATGCCAACACGCGCGCCCGTCTCTTTAAAAGCCAAACGTTCGCAAAGAAGATCGTGCTGACGAAGCGCATCCGCTGGTTCGAGGATTCCAAGGGCTCACCGTCATTCAACCACGCCTGGTTCATCTGGGACTGGCGGCACCAGGGAGCGCCGACGTTGGCGTATGGCCCATGACCCGCGCCCTCACCATCCTCATAGTGATCTTCGGCATCGTTGCCTATCACGAGATCAAGACGAGCCCGAATGGCGTCCCGCCCTCTTCCGCCTGGAGCTTCAAATGAGCGAGCCTGTACAGAACTCTTCCGCTGACAGTTGGGATGCAACATGATGTGCCCATTTTGCATCGATGAAGGCTTCAGCTTGATCGAGCTAAAGACCCATCTTGTGAGCGGAAAGTGTGAGCCGTTCAACAAGACCGAGAGCAGGCGCCCTAGCCCTTCCGTTCCCGCCGCTTCAATTCCCGCTCAACGGCCTCGCGGATGAACTCTGCCATGCGGTTTTTACCAACCAGCGCTTCGATCCTCTCCAGCGCCTCGATCGGAAGGCGGACCACGGTTGGCTTTAACTGCATCGGCGGACGGCCCATGAAAATAATCTCCCTAAAAGCGATATCGGTTATTGACAGGCGTAAACATAAGCGATATCTCTTACTGCGTCAACACGGAGCAAGCAAATGACCGCCGCCGCAATCGAAGCCGCCTTCGCATCCATCCCCACCGTCTCCGTGGCTGAGACCACCCGCATCGTCGTTCGTGGCGAGACCTTCGAGGCAGAGGAGCTTTTCAAGGGCGTCTTCGCTGGCTCCCGCACCTTCGCCTACACCAACGCCGCCGGCAACGGCTGCATCATCCGCCTCAAGTCATGAGGTCGTCCCGCAGATTTGTTCTGTGTTGTCGGTTGCGGCTATGCGCGCCCCGCAATCTCTTGGTCCGGTTGGACCGATCCGCGCGCAAAGCTTGGTAGGAGAAAGACAATGCAATGCGCTGATTGCATCGATGGCACCGAGTGCCACATGAACTGCGGCCCGGCCCTGCCGAAGTGCGAGCGCTGCGACGGCTCCGGCTATATCGTGGTGCGCAACACCTTCCCGATGAGCTACGTCGGGCCCGGTCCCGCGCCTGATGATGCGCGCGGCGTCACCGACAGCCGCTGCGATGAATGCCAGGGCCGTGGAGTGGTGTCATGAGCGATGATGCCAGCGAGATCGACGAGCACGGGCCGGGACGCCCCGGTCAATATCTACACCAAGTCGTGCCCTCAGACCCGGCATATGACGGGGCAGCAGGTGGAAGCCCTGTACGCCACACTGGCGCTCCTGCCCAACCAGAGAAAGAGAAGGTCGCCGCCATCGTGCTTTCCGCCATACTCGGCAAGGCAGACGGCGAGACCTATGGCGCTTCGCACGCACGGAAGATGAACGAGGATCGCGCGGAAAAGGCAGCCGAGCGCATTCTCGCCCTCGCCGCCCAGCCGCCGGCCGCTCCGGTCGAGCCCTTCGACGTCTTGTCAACCATCGAACCTGACGCCGATCTGCCGACCGCCCAGGATGTGCGCGGCATACTTCCCCGCTCATCTGCCGACAGCAGGCGTGACGAAATCGCCGCTGGTGCTTTCTATAAGACGCGCGGCGACAAGAACAACTTGCCGCACATTGTCGGGCCTCTAGAGCATGATCTGAATGATGGCGACGCCCCGTGGAAGGCTCGCGTCTACGATCAGGTATGGAAATGGGGTTATGACGGTCTCGCGAACGCAGACGGATCGCCTCACAATCGAGACTTAGTGGAACGGGTCTACCGTCCCGCGCCCATGCTCGATGAACCGCAGACAGTAGTGCCCCCTCGCGAGGAAATTCAGCAGGCGATCACGAACCTAGTGAACGACGGAAAGATCGGATTTCTATCGGTTAGGCACGCCTACACCGTGGCTGATGACATCCTCGCGCTCTCGCGCCCACAGCATTCATCTGAAAAGGAAATCTAACATGCGCGCCAGCCGCTGGAGCGACAACGATCACTATCTCGGCCCGTTCACGTTTGCTTGGAGCGATAGCTACCGCACGTTCGCGGTCTGCCTCCGGTCGAGCGACGATGAGGACCGCGCTGCGACTTTCCGGATCAGCATCGCCCGGTTCTCGTTCCTGTCGGTGGTGCCGAAGTGGATGATCCGGCCCGAGCGGAAGAAGGTCTATCCGCAGTGGGATCAGGCCACGGTCGAGCGCCTGGGCCGCGATTGGTATTGGGACATCACCCCACGCGAGTACAGCATCGGCGTGTTCGACGGGCATCTGAGCGTCAGTTACGGCCGGGTGACGCACGATAGCTCAACAGAGCAGCGATGGGGTTGTTTCCTGCCGTGGACCCAATGGCGGTTCATTCGCCATAGCTTCTACGATTCCATCGGAAACCACTTCTGGACCGTTCCCAATGGCGCCTCTTGGGATGAACGGCGTGAGATGGAGGCTAAGTGCCCAACCCTCAAGTTTTCCTTCCGGGATCACGACGGCGAGGAGCTGACCGCAACCACCAAGATCGAGGAGCGCGAATGGCACTTCGGCGAAGGCTGGTTCAAATGGCTGTCCTGGTTCCGGAAGCCGATGATCCGGCGCGTACTTGACCTTGAATTCTCCGGCGAGACCGGGCCCGAGAAGGGCTCATGGAAGGGCGGCACGATCGGCACCAGCATCAACATGCTGCCGGGCGAACTGCACGAATCCGCCTTCCGCCGCTACTGCGACGAAGAGCACCGCTCGAAACATCGCAAGTACAAGGTCGAGTTTATCGGACCCTCACTTGCGCTTCCTTCGCATCACCATTCAGGAGAAATTTTATGAGCCAGCCCGGCATCGGCGCGATGATCAACTATCTGAGTGGCGGATCAAAGAACGACCCTGCGAAGTATTATGGTCGCGGAATCAAGGGCGCTCAGATCAAGGACGACGAGCTGATCTTGACGTTCCTCGATGGAACGCAAATCTCGATCTGGGATAACGGCCAGTCATGCTGCGAGCATCGCTACATGAGCACGGACGATGATGTTCGTTCGCTGGTGGGGCACAATCTCACGCGCATTGAAGCCAAGGAAGGGCCGGGCGAGCCAGACCAGTACGGCGAGCACGAGACCGTCTTTGTCGAAGTCGGCACCGACGCGGGCTTTATCACGGTCGTCAACCACAACGAACACAACGGCTACTACGGCGGTTTCGGCCTGACGATCACCGAGCGCTCCCCCGATGATGTGTCCAGATCGGCGGCCAGCAATGACTGACTGGCTGGGATACACCCTCTACGTCCGTGGCCCGTGGTGGATTATGCGCCGGGACAACGCCTTCGTTAGCTGGTGCCTGCGTCATGCCGGCGCCTGGGCTTACCGGGATCACGACTTTGGACGTGGCGACGGCTCGTCGCGAGTCCCTTCAGAGGAGTTGTGATGAGCTGGGGACGCTTTAACGACCAATTCCGCGAGACCGATTGGGAACGTCAGCAACGTTGGAAGGCGACGCGAGCCAAGCGCAAGGCCGAAGGTAAGTGCTGGCAGTGCGCAAAGCTGATTGCCGCGTGCTCGTGTCCGAACGTCAAGCACGACACGCCCTCAATCCCCTCAAACCATCGCGGGGCCGAAAATGGCTGACAGGAAGCATCCGTTTGCTGGACGCATCTCGCACCTAGAAAACGTCCTCGGCAAGTTGGAGGGGTTAGCGTTCGG